AAGAATTGGCAGAAATCGATGAATCCGAGTGATATTCTAAGACCACATAAAAGATTGGAGCGCAATGGAGTTATTGCGCTTCAGTTGACAACTGGTCCATTTCAGGGTATAATATTTTCATATGGTGGAGTTAAGTTTGAAGAAAATAAAGAACAAGACAGATTGCATGTTAAGTTTGACTACACCATACATGATAATGAACCTGACGATTTAGATAAACCAGCTTTTGAAAAAGAGTTGGGCGACTTTCTTGTAGAGTTGGTTGTCTATCAAATGGCTGAAAAGAATTTAATTTACAAAGGCGGAATTGATGAGGTTGGAGAAAACGATATTATCGAACTTGATACATAATGAAGAATATTGTAGAAAAGTTGTTCCACATTTAAAGACAGAGTATTTCCAAGATAGAAAAGAATCTATCATTGCGCATGAGTTGATAAGATTCTTCAATGAGTATAACAAACCTGCATCTCCAGAAATTCTAGCGATTGAGATTGGTAATAGAACTGATCTTGGCGATAAAGAAATTCCTGAGTTTGAAGTTTATATTAACGAACTAACAACTAAAGAAACTAATGAAGATTGGTTGATTGGTGAGACTGAAAAGTTTTGTCGAGATAAGGCAGTTTATAATGCGATTCTACATTCAATCAAAATCATTGATGGTGGAGATAAAGTCCGATCGAAAGATTCTATTCCTTCTATCCTTTCTGATGCTCTTGCCGTCTCTTTTGATAATCATGTCGGTCATGATTATATCGAAGATTATGATGAGAGGTATGAATTCTATCATCGAGTGGAAGAAAAGATTCCGTTCGACTTAGACTTGTTCAATAAGATTACCAAGGGTGGTCTAAGTAAGAAAACTTTGAATGTTGTTTTGGCAGGAACAGGGGTTGGTAAATCCTTGTTTATGTGTCATGTGGCAGCATCAACTTTAATGCAAGGTAAGAATGTTCTCTATGTAACTATGGAGATGGCTGAGGAAAGAATCGCAGAGCGTATCGATGCGAATCTAATGAACATTGGTATGGACGAGTTGAAAGTTATTGACAAATCATTATATCAAACTCGGTTCGATAAAGTGTCTAAGAAGACACAAGGTAAGTTGATTATTAAAGAATATCCAACAGCAGGTGCCCACGCTGGACACTTTAAGTCTTTGTTGGAAGAGTTGAAACAAAAGAAGAAATTTGTTCCAGATATGATTATTATTGACTATCTAAACATCTGTTCTTCTTCTAGAATGAAACAAGGGGCGAATGTAAATTCTTATACATATATTAAGAGCATCGCAGAAGAGTTGAGAGGGTTGGCAGTAGAATATGCAGTTCCTATTCTATCAGCAACACAAACAACTCGATCTGGTTTTGCGAATACTGATGTAGAACTAACAGATACTTCTGAATCTTTTGGTTTGCCAGCAACAGTTGACTTTATGTTTGCATTGATTTCTTCCGAGGAACTTGAAGGATTAAATCAAATTCTTGTGAAGCAATTGAAAAATCGTTATGGGGATCCAGGATATTATAAGAAGTTTGTGATTGGGGTTGACAGATCCAAGATGAAGTTATATAATTTAGAAGGTAGCGCACAAGAAAACATTTCAGAATCAGGTCAAGATGATAAACCTGTTTTTGACAAGTCAGATTTTGGTAAACGAGTGAAAGCAGAAGAATTTGAAGGATTTAAATTCTAGGAGAATATATGGTAAAGATTATTGTTGCAGATAGAAAATATGACTGCACTGATTTATTGGGAAAATTCGTAGATGAAAGACACTATGATACATTGGTTGAAGAAGATTGTGATGTCTATATGCCACTTCCCGTGGGAGCGGAAGAAACATATGGTGAAGACCGAATCGTCTTCAAATTCCGTAAAAACTTCTTCTCGAAAGAAGAACAAGAAATGGCTTATCAAGGATTACGAGAAGCAGCTACTAGAACGGAAAATCGTGGCATCGCCTCGGGCATCAAAGAAGGTGTAATCGCAACTGACGAAGGTCGTGAGTGGGTTACAAACTATCAAGATGAGATGTGTTCAGCATTGATTGCCAATCGTAACGCAGCACTTGACGAAGAAGTAGATGTTATTGATGCTATTCGCGCCAAGTATCCAACTATGGAAGATAAGAAGCGTGCTGGTGGGCAAGGTAAAAATAATGTATGGGTAATCTCTCGTTATCGTGGTGGCGCATTTGACTTTGAAGCATGGTTAGATTCTATCAAACCACTGAGTCGTGCTGAACGAGCAGCAAGAACTGAAGAAGTTATGACCATGATGAGTTTAACTACCTATGGTACTGCTGTTAATTCTGGTATCGCAGGTTGGTTTGATCGTTATCCTCGCATTCCGTATGGTCGAGCAACTTCTTACACAGCCAACAGCTTTGACAAGTTTAAAATGTCATATCCATTCCTTCAGTCTTTGGCGAAAGGTTTTAAAGAATTACTTCCCAAGCGTTATACTGCGCAGATGGAAGCAGCAAAGAAAGTTGATCCAGCTTTCCTTGTTCCAGAAACTCCTTTCACTACAATTACTGTAAATAAAACATTTAGAACTGCAGCTCACTATGATGCTGGAGATTTAAATGATGGTTTGTCAAATCTTTTGACTCTATCTAATGATGGTAACTACACAGGTGGATATTTAATTGCACCAGAATATCGTGTCGCAGTTAATGTTCGTCCAGGAGATTTGTTATTGATTAACAATCACGAAGTTATGCATGGTAACACTCCTATTGAATGCGCCGAAGGTTCTGAGCGTGTATCTCTTGTTGTTTATTTCCGTGAGAAGATGCTTGAACTTGGTTCTAAACAGTATGAAGATTGCCGATATAACTTTGTTGAATCTCGTAGACTTAATAAAGAACATCCTGAACAACGCAAACTTTGGAATGGCATTAGTCCAGGAATGTGGGAGTCTAAAGAATGGTACGACTACTGCGAGAAAGAACTTGGTCGTGATGAGTTAATTAAATATCATCCAGCAGCAAACGCTGGATCACTTGAGGAGTTCTTCGGATGAAAATTATGATGGTAATGCATACCTTCAATAACTTTGGAGGTATTATCAACCACTGTGAACATCTCATGGCTGGCTTGAAAGAGTTGGGTCATGAGGTAACTTTCGCTTATCTCAAACCAAACAAACAAGTAAAGGCAGTTGAGATTCCAACTACTTTGAAAGAAGGTTATGAGATTGGTGTTGGTTCAGGTTATCCTGTCCATCAAGGCGATGGATGGATTGCTCCATATTATTCTTATAAAGTTAAAGAATCTATTCAGCAGTTCGTTAAGGATGCCAACAAACATGACTTGGTAATTTGGCAGTCTATCTTTGGATTTAAGAACAAAGACACTGAAAATGACTTGTCATGGTTACCAATGATTGAAGATGTTACAGTTCCACAGGTTCCAATTATTCACGATGCGAATCTAAAGAAACTCTATCCATGGATTAAATTGTTTGAACATAAATTTGCTGGACTTGCTTGTGTACATCCAGCAGCTTATGACTCGGCAGACTTTATGAATGTTCCAAGAGCATTGATTTTGAATCCACAGGATATCGCTGGCATTCCAGAAACTCCACCATTCGCTGGTCGTGAAGATAAGGTTCTTTCTATTCAAACATTCAAGCGTTGGAAGCGTGTCGATGATTTGATTCGTGCAGTTCCCTACACCGATGCTAAAGTTTTGGTTGGTGGATATGGTATTGAAGCAGCATACATGATGTCCAAGGACAAGTGTAAAGAAGAATATTTTGCCACTAAAGAATACGATCCAGATGTAACAGCTGATCGTGAGGGTAAGCGTATCTGGGAGAATGCCGAGAACTCAGGTAACTTTGAATATCTTGGCTTTATTTCTGGAGCAAAGCGTGACGAAATTCTTGCTACATCTAAGTTTCTGGTCGATCCAAGTTGGTCTAACACTTTCGGTGAGCATTTCAATAGGGTTGTTATTGATGCTATGCGTATTGGGACTGTACCTATTGCCATCAACTTCGGGGTCTCCAACAACGAAGAAGGTATGGGTGTAGTTCTAAAAGCTGGTGTAAACTACTGTATGATTAAGAAGGGATCGACTCCAAAGGAATATGGGCAAGCGATCACTAACTTCTGTAATATGAGCGAAGCTGACTATAAACAGATTCAACTAAATAACTACGAGTTGATCAAGCAATTCGACCGAAAAGTCATTGCCCAACACTATATAGATTTGGCTAATCAGAAGGAAACAGGTTATCTTGGAGAGTTAAAAACCAAGTCTAACCATGATCCAGCTTTGCACAGACAAGCCCAAGATATGTTCGATGCACACTTCGAGGTAAAAGAGGAAGTTAATCTTGAATCACTATTTGGATAACTAAATGAACTACCTACAAAGTTTAGATTTCGATTTTATTGACTTCTTAAACTTTGAGGTAAGACCATTTCGTGCTAAATTCGTTCCAGCTAAAATCTGGGAAGACCTTGATAAGTACAAAAATGACGCCACTGGCTTGAGGAATTACTTCAAGAAGTGGCGTTTCCGCATTGTATGGATGAAAGAAACAAAGCCAGACAGTCGTATTCTGGTTGGTGGTGGTTATTATTTGGACGAAGAGTTTTCTGAGTTGGAGGTATGGACTGGTCCAAATTCTTCCTACAAAAAGTTTAAGTTCAATGACAAGTCTTGGGACAGATTTAAGTTCAGAGTAATCCAAGTAGCAATGCATGAGCTGATTCACTGTAGACAGTATCTTGGAAAGCATGAAGATTATAATGCCAGCAAGGTATATTATAAGAAATCTGGTATCGCAAAAGTTGATGAGAATCGCGAATACCATGCTGGACGAGATGAGATTGAGGCATATGCTCACTGCGTATATCTCGACTTTAGAATGAGAAGACCTACCATTCCAATCTCAGAGATGATTCGATACTCCAAGTATCATAGCGTATCCAAGAATCTAAATGGTGTTCTAAAGGTTTTCAGAACAGACAAGTATAACGATGTAGTTCCGCTTATGCTTCGTAAAATCCTCACATGGGAAAGAAAATATAATCGCTGGGGTGTTTGACAAATATATCCTAAATATAGTATAATTACTATAAACACGGGATATTATGGCAAGTATTGTTGGAAGCGCAACCTATGGTGAGGGACACAAAGTTGTCCTCAAAGATTCCACTCAGCTAAAAGCTGCAGCAGTGGTAGGACAACTAACCAAAGAAGGATACAAGTTGGGCGAAACTGTATTCTCCATCACCAAAACCAAAACCAAATCTGATAAGACTATTATCGTTACCACAACAGGTAAGGATAAGATCTTCCTCAAGGATCCAAAGAACAAAGTAGTTCTGTTTACTGGATCTGCCAGCGCAATCAATAACATCTTTAATCACTTTACTGCCAATGCAAAGTCAGATACTAGACAGCTGACAGCGATTAAAGAAAAACTCAGTATGTGGATGTTTGAGTCTGTTATTGAGAAGGGAATCTATCCAAAGGAAGATGCTCTTATTAACAAATTAAGTATAGCTGAAAAGACACTATACGACCATACCTACTATGAGTCTGCCGTTAAACAAGCAAAGGTATTGAAGCCAAAAATTAAGGGTAACGGATTCTCCTATGAGCGACAGGCAGAAGGTGATACGAAAGATCTTTATGCTCTGGGTAGAAAGTTATCTGGTAAGGCAAACGATAACTGGAATCCTGCAGATGTCTGGATGATTAAGAAAACATTTACTCTTACCAATCTATTAAAATCTACCACGATTGATCAGCTTAATGAAGGTATCGCTGCAGCGTATAAGAAGGGTGTTTTAATACCAATCTCTCTTAAGCAGGTTACTACAGACAAAGCCAAGTTTGCTGTTATCGATGTTAAGACAATGTTGTCGCAGCCACTTGAATATGACATGTCTTTTGAAAAGGTAGACTTGTCTGACACCTTCAACAATTTTATTTTACAAACTAAATCTGGTTTTGCAGTTAGAGCTGGATTTAAAGCATCAGCCACAACCCTTAATGTTTCTTTAGAGGGTAGATTTGTTGGCGCAGGATACCAGCTTGGTGCGATCGATGCTGGAACTTTCCCAGCACATATTAGCAACAAGTATGGATACACAGTTCGTGGAAGTGCCAATGTTCCTAAGACTGACCACGCTAAAGCCAAGACCGAATTGAAGGCGATCATTGATAGATATGGTCGTTTCTCAAATACGCTTGCCGATTTTAAAGCTGCAGAATCTGCATACAATAAAGGTAATGCTCTTGTAAAAGATCGTTTTGCCAACCTTATGTCTTACATGTATGCCCTTTTGGCAGCTCCAAAAACAGCAAAAGCGTTCAAAGAATTAATGACTTACTGCTTCTATTCCTCTAAAAAGTTGGTTGCAGATGCAAGTATGTATGTCATTATTGAAAACGGATAACCCTGTAAATCAATAAATATAGATAAACTCGAGGACTTTACCCATGAAATCATTCCAATCATTCCTTAAAGAGGAAGACGAAGGCTCTAAACTGAAGCATATCCACCATGTGGAAGATCGTCCTCTACTACACGGACATGAAGGTTTTGAGCATGCTCATGCTGCTCTCTTACATGCCCACGAACATATCAAAGCTGGTCACAAGTCAAGCAATTTGACTATGAAATACGATGGTTCTCCAGCTGTTGTTTTTGGTCATCATCCAAAGACTGGTAAGTTTTTTGTAGCATCCAAGTCTGCTTTCAATAAGAATCCAAAGATTAACCATACTCATGCTGATATTGAAAAACACCATGGTCATGCTCCTGGATTGGCATCTAAGTTGCACGCTGCTTTGGATCATTTACCAAAGGTAACTCCAAAGAAAGGTGTTTATCAGGGCGACTTGATGTATCACCATGAAGACCACGATAAAGAACATCTTCATGAAGACTTGAATCATCACAAGAATGGTGATGTTTCCTTCACTCCAAATACAATTACCTATAAAGCCAAAGGCGAAACTGCCAAGAAAATCAAAGGTTCTAAATTAGGTATCGCGATCCACACAAAATATCATGGTAATGACATTCACTCTATGTCTGCTCACCACGATGTCGATCACGAAAACTTTAAACAACATAAAGATGTATATCACCATACTGCTGAACATGACACAAGCAAAGTAAATCACTCTGCTGAAAATGAAAAAATGTTCCATAAGCACATGACTGCTGCTAAAGAGATTCATGATACTCATGGTTCTAAAATGTACCACGCTACTGAGAAACATCAGGGCGAAGGTGGTCACTTAGCAACTTACATCAATCATACTGTTCGCCACGATGAAGTTCCATCTGCCGAAGGTTTCAAGAAACATCTTAAAGGGCACTTCGACAAAGCTGCTTCTAAATTAAAATCAGAAGCTGGTCAAGCAAAGAAACATGCTGAAGCAAAAGAGCATATCGACCATGTTGAAAAGAACAAACACCACTACGATAATTTGTTGAAGATGCATCACCATCTTCAGACTGCCAAGAATCATTTAGTTAGATCTTTAGAAACACACGAAGGTGAATATGAACATCATATCGAAGGTAAGAAATCTAAGCCAGAAGGTTTTGTTCTTCACCACGAACATGAAGGTAAGCATGAGCCAAGCAAGTTGGTTAATCGTGCTGAGTTCGCTAAAGCAAATCTACTTAAAGTTCGCAAGCCAGCAAAGGAAGAATAATGATCTCTTTCAAAGAATTTCTAGACGAGAAGCGTGGACTGTGGGATAATATCCACGCTAAACAAAAAAGAATTAAAAATGGTTCTGGCGAACATATGCGTAAGCCAGGAAGCAAAGGTGCTCCAACTGCTGCCGACTTCAAAGCATCTGAGGCTACCTCTAAGAACGAAGAAGTTGAATTGCAAGAAGCAGACACTAAAATTAAAAATGTTCATCATAATGGTGAACATATTGGTGAGACTGGTATAGATTCTGAAGCATCTCCAGGTAATGGTAAGTGGTTTGCTAAACACTATAAATCAAAAATGAATTCTGTTGGGTTTGATTCTAGAAAAGAAGCAGAAGCAGAAGTTCGTGCAGCTCATGGAATTAAAGAAGAAGTAGAGTTGACAGAAGGAGCAGCTGACAAGTTAGGTGATAAGATCGATAATG